ACCCTCGCAAGAGGACCCCGAAAGGGAGCACTGGAGGAACGTCCGGACTGCACAGGACAGCGTAGGAGGTAACACCTCTCCACCGACCAGCCGGGCAGGGCAACCTGCCAGGCCCTAAGGTGAGGATCAGAGCAACAGAGACGAGCCGATTCAGTTCGGGTGAAACGGGCAATCTCTACGCGCAGCAATACCAAATAGGCAGCCCGTTGTCGTAACGGTTAGAGCAATGCTCAGGCGTCCGCGCTAATGAACTGCACCGCGTAGTGTGCCCCGTATAAAGTAAGCGGGATGATAAATACATAATGCGTTCCTATCAAATCATAAACGAGTCCCCTGCTACCGAATTGGCCAAGAAATTGCCATCTCTCCAAAAGCACGACTATGACACCATCGATACCCTGATGCGTAAAATCTCACAGCGTCATCGTATAACTGGTAAGCACTTACATGACTTGTTTGTTAAGCAATATGGAAAAACTCCAGATAACTGGATCAAAGACGATCTATCTGAAGGTGATTCTTCGGAATTAGACATTGATGCGGAAGTTCAGAAGTTTATCAAATGGGCCGCAAGACGCCTACATCTACAAACTACACCACATATTGAACTGAGCCAAGATACCAAAGACGCACAGGACAATCATCACACAGGACTACATCGTACTGACACTGGTGAAATCTGGATTTACGTAAAGAATCGCAATTTAGTTGATATCTTGCGTACTGTGTTTCATGAGTTGGTACATCATCGTCAAGGTGAGTTAAAGATGATTAAGCCAGGTGATAGCTATCCTGGTAGTCCAATCGAAGCAATGGCAGACATGTTGGCTGGTAAATACATCAAGATTTACGGCGAACAAAACCATCACATCTTCCAGTAAACACTGGATCGATTCGTTCTGAATCGTTCACCAAAACTGAGTAAAAAAGTTGCATTCTTTGCAGGGTTGTTATATACTAACTACTTACAAGGAGAACTTATGTCAGATTATAACCGCTCATTCAATGGCGATGCCAAAATTAAATTAACTCAATTGGTCAACGAAGGTATGACAGTCTTGCACGAGATTGACACCCTTCAAGGCGGATTGAACGATACGATCAAGGCAGTCGCAGAAGAATTGGAAATCAAACCAGGCACTCTCAAGAAAGCAATCAAGATTGCACACAAGGCAAGCCTGGGTCAAACAAATAAAGACCACGACGAATTGAACACTATTTTGGAAACTGTAGGTAAGACACTTTGAGCTACGTTGATGCCATTCATAGCAGGGATGAGGATCGCATCTACGTGGTAGAGCGTCAGTCAGATGGCCGACGCACCTACAATGAATTCCCTGCTAACTACGTTCTATACTACGACGATCCTAAAGGAAAGCAACGTAGCATCTTTAACACACCTGTATCTCGATTCAGTACCCGCAAGCGTAAAGAGTTTGAAACTGAAAAGAGAATTCACTCTAACAAGCAATTGTACGAGAGTGATGTTAACGTTGTGTTCCGTTGCCTAGCCGATAATTATTTAGGTGTTGATGCTCCAAAACTTCACACTTGCTTTTTCGACATTGAAGTAGACTTTGATCCTATCAAAGGGTTTAGTCCTACTAGTGATCCATTCAACCCTGTGACAGCTATCAGTTGTTATCTAGACTGGATGGACACTTGTTTCACGTTGGTTATTGCTCCAAAGCATATGACCAAAGAAACAGCAACTGAAATCATTGGTGAATTTGAGAATACAATCTTGTTTGACAACGAGAAGGACATGTTCGATGTGTTCTTTCAGTTAATCGAAGACGCCGACGTTCTAACAGGCTGGAACTCAGAAGGCTATGATATTCCATACATGGTCAATCGTGTTACACGTGTTATGTCTAAAGATGATACACGTAAATTCTGTTTGCTTGGACAACTTCCTAAGCCAAGAGAGTATGAACGTTTCGGTAAAGTCGAATTGACGTATGACTTAGTTGGTCGCATTCACCTAGACTATTTGCAACTCTACAAAAAGTATAACTATGAATCTCGTCATAGCTATAAGCTCGATGCC